TTATTTACCTCAAGTTGAAAATTTAACAGGAACAACTGGTTCTTATTCAGTTGGATTTTTTACTCGTCATACACAAACTTTTTATGAACCATATCTTCTAACAACATATGATGATTTAATTGAAGATGATAGAAATAACTTTTCTATGGGTAGATCAAATAAATTATATTTATATATCTATGAAAATGGCGATTTTATTAATTTGGATCAACCACCATTAGTTTCAATTTCAGATTCACAAGGAACACCAATACAAGGACTTCAAAATCTTCAATCTTGTTTAAGAACAAAAGGTGTGTATGAAATTACAATTCCACCACTAATAGGGTATCACACACCATGTATGTTTACAGACACTTGGTCTAATATAGAATTAAATGGTTTTAATTTACCAAACCAAATTAATGAATTTACCGTGTATCCATTTAAAAAATCCATTCAAATTGGAACAAATACAAATGATCCTGCACAATATGGTTTTTCTTATTATGGATTAAAACAAAATGAGAAAATATTAAATACGGATATTAGAAAAGTTGGGGTTATTATTAAACAAGCTTATACCACAAACAAACAATTACCAAACGTTGATGGTCAATATAGAGTTTATGTTAAAGAAGGGACTACTGAGGTGATTGTTCAAGATTGGACTACTTTAAATAGAACACCAAATGAATATTATTTCATATTTGACACAAGAGATAAAATACCAAATGAATACTTTGTGGATATTAAAGTAACAACATCAGGTCAAATAAATGTTTATAAACAACAAATTAATTTCTTTATTGTGAATGTTAAATCAGAATAAAGAGATATTTATAAAATAAAATATTATGGCATTAGTAAATTTTGAATTATGTTCCCAACCAGGTGTTTTTGTTGCGGTAAATGATCTTGGAGTAACTCCTGCTCCAACCACAGGTGAAACTTATTCTATCACTTTATCGGGAACAACATATTGCGCAACCTTAGTTAGTGGATCACCATCAGGACCTGTATATGATTTAGGAACTCTTTTTGATTCTTGTTCTTCATGTTTTCAAAGTATACCAGTAACAGCAAATACAATTTATGAAAGTTGTGTTATCTGTGATCCGTGTTTATCGGGAGGAACAGCAACCGCAACTGCAGTTCCCCACCCTGTATGGACTGGTTTATACGGAAATGATGTTATTCAAGGAAATGCAGTTCAATTAGGAGGACAAAACGGATTATATAGTTAAAAAATAAAAATAAAAATATGGATAAGTTAGATAGAATTATTAAAAGAATTTTAAAAGAAAGTAACGATAAAGAATCTTCAAGGTATATGTTCTTTTCAAATTTAGAACAAATGAGAAGACAATGTGATATATTATTAGATTTTGACCAATCTATGATTGAGGACATTTTAGAAAATGGTCACGATTGGGCTCAGGATCACATTGCAGAAGCCAAAAACAATATGGATCAAGTTTTTGATTTTTTAATGAATGAATCAAAAAAAGATGGTATGGAACTCTCTATGAATATTGACGATAGAGATATGGTTATGATGGAAGGTAGAAAAAAAACAGGAACAAAGTTATGTGCTAGAGGAAAGGCATCGGCTAAAGCAAAATATGACGTGTACCCCTCAGCTTATAGTAATGGCCACGCTGTTCAAGTATGTAAAGGTAAAATAAAAGGACTTGATGGTAAAAAAAGGTGTTCCCCCCCTTTCTGTTAAAAAATTAAAAAGAGGAATTAATTCCTCTTTTTTTAGTTTTTAATGTTTTCCCATATATTTACATGTATGGAAAAACAATGTAGTAAATGTAAAATGTTAAAACCTGAATCAGATTTTTATATTTCACAAAGAGGAAATAGATGTAAAGAATGTATCTTAAAAGTTACTAGAGAACATAAAAGAAGATATAGACTAAATCCTGAATTTAAAAAAACTGAAAGTTTAAAACAAAAAGAAAGAAGAGTTAGACTATGGCAAAACACGTTAATTCACGATTCTAAAAGAAATAAAGAACATACTTTATCAGTTGATGATGTTAATGAAATGTTTGATAACCAAAATGGTTTATGTTATTGGTTTAAAATACCACTCATACCCTCTGATAAAACAAAACATCCCCAACAACCGTCGTTAGATAGGTTAGATAGAAATAAAGGATATACCAAAGATAACGTTGTTTTATGTTGTTACTCTGCAAATATTGGTAGAAATGAAAATGATCAAGAAACTTGGGAAAATTTTTTAAATATATTGTTTAATAAAAAATAGTTTCATATATTTGTAGAACAATAAAACAAACGTATGAAAAAATTATTCAACAGGTTCTACAAACGATTTAAAGTCAAAATGGCTCGATACATGAGAAACAATATGAAAACTTATGAAGAAGTTGAGCCGCATGAAAAAACTGGATTTAAAATTTGTATTAAATTAATATCGGATAAAGATTCTGATTTTATGATCGCTCCGATGTCTCAAAAAAGATTTATTGTTAATGAAAAATTGAACATTTTTATAATCATTGATTATGGACGTGTTGAGATAACAAATCATATTTTTCATTACGATGTTAAATTAAGTATTCGTGATTATGAAAGATTAATATATATCTATGACACAGAAACCGAAAAAAGAAGGGTAAACACCGAGAAAGAAGTAAAATCAAATATTAAAAATTCTCTTGAGACGGTGTTAGAAAGACTAACAGAAAATATTAATAAAAAATAATTATTTTTTTCTTGGTTTGTAACTTGTCATTACAGGTTTTTGACCTTTTCCTGTTTGAGTATCTTTCTTTTCAGCACTTCTTTTTTGTTGACAAGCAGATCTTTTTTGTGAATCACTCATCTTAGATGCAACACCTGAAGCACGACATTTAGGATAAGCACCCTTACTTGTATCCGTTCTACCACAAGGGGGGTGTTTTCCGTCGACTTTACGACAAATGTTAACCCATGGCCCTTTTGGTTGAGAAGATCCTTTAGGTTTCTTCTTTGTCCCAAACCAAACGGCTAAATCTTCATTTAAAACACCTTTATCGGCAACTTCAACCCACTCATTAAATGGAACTTTTTCAGTATAAGGTTCCATCCTTTCTTTAAAGGATGCTTCTTTACTATTTTCAAAGTATTGATTGATAATATTTCCATCATCATCAGAAAATGTTGAATATGGGTTATGTTTAATATAATCTTGTATTTTAGCGGCAGTTCTTTCTAATTCACGAATTTGATTTCGTCTTAAATCCCAACTTTGATCATAACTATCATATTGGACTAATGGACTTTTATATTTTGAAACCGCCTGTGTAAACGGTTGTAAAGACTCTCCTGACCAAGGTCTTAATCCTGGTTGAATTGGAGCGATATAACTTCCCCTCCCACCACTACTGTCGCCAGATGCTTCTCTAATTACTTTTCTAATGATTTGATTTAATCTGTTCATTTTATTATTATTATAAATATCATATAATTTAGTTATGGAAGAAGAAAATAAAAATTTTGGCAATTTATTCAACACAATAGAGTTACTAAATGAAGACCATTTAGAGTTAATTTTAACCACAATGGATAACGAACACTCTCTATACTATTTAATTGAAGCCGTTAAATCCGCACATAGAAAAGGAGCTTTTTCTATTGGAGAAACCGAAGTGATTTCAAAATCAATTAGAACTTTATTAAAGTAAACCAAAAAATCAACTATTAAAATTAATATATAAAAAAAGGGACAATTTCTTGTCCCTTTAATGTTATTTTTAAGATTTTGATTATCTCAATTCTCTTAAGTCGAATGTTCTAACACCATCTACGGTAATTCTTCCGTAAAATCTGTTGTTCACCATCTTCTTCGCGTATCTGGTCATAATACCTTTGATTGGCGTGAAGTTGAATGGGTTATACATTGTAGGTGTCAATTGTAGAGGTACATACGGTGCGTAGATGTAACCTGTGTCTAACAATGATGTTCCTTTGTGTCCAATCAAAACTTGGTTTGCTGGGAAGTAAGGATCACGATAAACTTGGTAACGTCCAGACAATGTACCAACTCTTTCAATACCCATGTTGTATTGGTCTTGATCAGGAGCCGTGTTAGATACGTGGAAGTATTCTAAATCGTCAAAGATAGCAGAAACCTCAGAAGAAACAACGATCCAGTTAGCACCACCTCTCAAAGTAGATTTGTGGATTTGTGCTGACAATTGGTTAATTGCTGTAATCAAAGTTTGGTTCCAGTCTTTTTGAGTGTAAGATGTAGTAGCGTTAATTCTTCTCCATCCGTTGTAGTCCCAACGTAATTGCCATGCTGCACCTTTACGTAGGTCACGTAAGATCTCACGGTCAATTTCAGCAGCAACTTGTTCTGACAACAACGCTGTCAATTCAGCTTCAGCATCGATGTTATGGAATGCAGCAACGTCTTGTGCTAATTCAGGAGACCATTGTGCTCTTAGTTTTCTTTCTGTAACAGATACAGTTACTGACTCAAGGTCAAAAGAAACCTCACCAATTTGATCTTCAAATTCCATTTCAGCATATCTTCTATACCAAGCCAAGAATGAACCACCAGAAGTACCTGAATAGATAGTAGTTCCTGTGTAACCATCTAATGATGTTGCGTCACAATCAGCACATACTGGACAAGATAAATCTACTTCAAGATAGATACATCCGTCTTGAGAACAAATATTGTTGTAGTTACCACCATCACCAGTATTAGTACCAGTTGCATTACCACTGTTTCCAAATACAGTTGACGTGTTAGTACTTGTAGGTGTAACAATTCCTTGTCCGTAAATTTGAGTTACAACTCTAAACAATAGAGGAACAAATACAGTTTGACCGTTATAAGTACTTGTAAACACATTACAAGGTGTAGTTGCTGCAGAAATTACTGAAGTTCCATAGATTCTTAAATCAGAAAGGAAAGATTCAGTATCCATTTCATTTCCATCAGGACCAATAAGTTTTCCTGTACCAGCGTTAGCAAAACCACAAAGTTTCATAATAACTTTTCTTGTGTTACCAGAGTAAGTATCTAATGAGGTATTAACAAGTGAAGAACCTGCCCATGCTTGAACAGTAGTGTTTGCTGTAACAGCAGTCCACTTACCTTTAGAGTAATCAAACAATCCTGGAGGATCTAAAGAAGCTTCATTTCCTTCATAGAACAAGTCATACAAGTCTTTTTTGTAAGGATAGTTAGGTGCAGTTCCACCTGGATAACCTGAGTTAACGTCAGTTGGTCCGTTAGGTGATCCTATTGGTGCGTAGTGTTGACCACCAGCAGTTCCAACTCCTGTTTGAGGATATGCGTTTGCCAATTCAGAAGATGCGTTTGAATATCCTTGTATTCTTGGTACAAAGAAGAACAATTTACCGATAGGTAAGTTCATTGCTTGTACAGATACGATGTCGTTAGCCAACAATTTAGAGAATACACGTCTTACGATTGGGAAAACAACTGTTTCAAATGCTCCGTTAGAAGAACCATCTGAAGTTGCTTCGTTAATCAAGAAAGATGCTTGGTTCTCATATAATTGAGCTACGTTTTCTTTTAGGTGGCCTTTAAGACCTTCAAGGAACCCTAATTTGTCCCATTTGTTAATTGTGTCTTCTTTGATAACTTTAAGGTGTTTTAACCCGATGTTACCTACAAGACCTGATTCTAATAATGCTCCCATTTTTTTTGGTTTTTATTATTTATTGTTTATTTTATTTTTGTCATCAAATCCTTCATTCTTAAGAATTGTGGATTTTCGTAAGTTTTTGATTCAATTAAATTTGCTGATGACCCTGTTGAAACAGATTTATTCACAGTTCTTTCAATTGATTCGTTTATTGAGTTTTCTTTACTTACACCATTTCCTAATTCATTTTTAATGGCTCTGTATAGATTTTTCGATTCTTTCAAAGATTCAACATTATCAAATCTTCTTAAGATGTTTATTTTTTCTTGTTTTGTGGTTGAATGTTCAGTAAACAATCTTGTAGAATAAGCCAAGTTAGAATTAAAAACTGCAACTTCATTCAATTTCGTTCTAAACACATCAAGAGCTTTTCTGTATTCTTCATTTTTCTCTCTTAACGAGTTTACTTCATTAGATTCCGAAATTTTAAATGGATTGTATTCATAATTTCTGTTGTTTGTTCTTGCCTTTCTTAAACCACGGCTACCATTTTTAGATCCATTACCATAAGTTCTTGACGCTTCTTTGGTCTCAACTTTTTTCATAGATCCTTTTTTCATGTTTTCGCCTTCTTTATATTCGAATTTGGCTTTTCCTGTTCCCATCGCTTTAGTTCCTTTTCCAAAAGCTTCTTTTCTTTTGGAGTTAAAACCTCCATTCATATTAGGTTTTTTGTCGTAACTAAACTTAGGACCTTTTCCAATACCAACACCTTTAGTTTTAATGGCTTTTTTAACGGATTCCATAACTGAGTCAAAATCTTCATCATCCATTTCCATCATTTCCATATCATCCATTTCCATCATTTCCATATCATCCATTTCCATCATTTCCATATCATCCATTTCCATATCATCCATTTCCATGTCGTCCATTTCCATCATTTCCATGTCGTCCATTTCAAGTTCATATATAGTTTCTTCTTCACCAAGACCTAAACCACCTGTGATTGCTCCCATTGCAGCTCCGCCCCAATTAAATTCAGAAACTTCAGAACCCATTTCATCATCCATTTCGATCTCATAGAGTGTTTCGTTATCAAAACCTTCCATAAACTCATCATCCATTTCCATCATTGAATCTTCTTCTGATTCACCCAAATGGATCATGTATTCGTTATCTCCATCAGTAAAATGAATATTTTCACCTTCTTTTTTCACAACGATTCCGTCTTGATCACCCATAGCTTTAAAAACTCTTAAAACTTCCGCATCTGACGCTCCCGTCATATCGATAGTTTCTTCCTCATCTTCCATATCGTCAGAACCCATTTCATCATCCATTTCATCATCCATTTCCATGTCCTCATCGTCCATTTCCATTTCATCTTCCATTTCCATGTCGTCATCCATGTTTTCGTCCTCAACTTCAGTTTCAGTGTCAAGTTCATCTGTGTCAACCTCTTCTTCATCTTGTTCTCTAAGAGATTCTTTTACTAGTTGTCTGATTTCTTCACTCATCGTAGAATGAAGTATTCCTTTTGCATTTTCTTGTAGAGTCTCCTCCAAATTCTTGATTTGGAAAAGAGCGTCTTCTACTATATTTTTGTTGTTTGTCATACTTTTTATAAAATATTTTTCTAATAAATATCATCAAAAAGTAAAAAATTGTTTTTTTGACACAATAAAATAAAAAAAAAGGGAAAAGACTATTGTCTCTTCCCAATTTTTAAACTAATTTAAATGATTTTTTATGATTCGATAACCTCATCAATTTTACTTTCAGAAATTGAAGTGATTCTCCAATCCATCGTGTAATTTTCATAAACTTTGGTTACTTTGGCCTCAACATCGGTAGGTGAGTATCCTCTAACCAATTTTTCTTCTCTCATTTTTTTAACTTTTCCAGTTTCAGTATCAACCATATCGGTTGTAATCTTTGCGATAAAATATTTTTCGTCCATAATTTATTATTTATTCAAATAATCGGACAATCTATTCATTAAGTCAAGCGATTTTGATCCTGTTTCACCAATTTGTCTTTCGGCGTTAATTCTTTTTTCTTCGTCAAGATTTTCTTCAAAGTTTAATCTTTCTTTTGGGTCACTAAAAAGATATGCTCCTGGCGTTGATGGTGAAGATACTAAGTCAAAACAGATTAATTCAAAATCATCTTGAACCTCATTTTGTTCTCCAACCTTTTTAAGTGATCCCACACCACGAGAAGATATACCCAACGTTACACCTTGTCTTAAATAGTTTGCTGCCAAATCACCTTTGGTTGATACAATACCTCTTTCGTGAAAACCTGGACTTGTTAATAATTTTAACTTACCTAAAAGAACTGGACCTTCCCACCATATTTCGGTAATAAGATGAGAAACTCTATCAAGGTCGATTAAAGATGATTCAGGGTGATTCAACTCAGAAAGAGAAGTTCCTTTATCAATTATTTTTTTATAATTCTCAGATTCTCTTTTAAGAATTTTTTCGGGATATATTCTTCCGTTTCTATTTGGGGTGTTATATTTTTGAAGAACAGCATAAAACTCAAATGGTTTTGAATGATCCAACATATTTTTACTTTCTCTAATCATTTGAAGATTTCTTCTTTCGTTTGGATCGATATATCCAGCGTCATATTCAACAAGAATTCCTTTTCCTGATTCTCTTGGTCCTAAAATTTTATAATTTTCCATTAAGTATTTTTATATATAAATATTAAATAGTTTCAATTTCTTTTTTTATTGGTTTTTGATTACCATTTTTTGTTAGATAACATTTGAAATATTTGTTTTTTGCCAACACATCACCATATACATTTTTGATTAAACTTTTTACATATTTTTTTAATTTTGGTGATTTGAAATCCATAGATTCTAATAAAAATAGATTAATTTCTAAATTCATAAAAGATTTCTTTTTTGGTTGAAGTCCGCTTGTTCTAAGATCTAGATCAACTATAAATTTTGTGTCGAATACTTCTTTGTTTATTTTATCTAAAACTGTGTGTTTGACTGATCTTGACATATTTAACACAACTCGATTCCAATTTTCTACCTCGTCTTTTGGTTCAACCCATGTTTGTATGTTTATAAAAATCGATTTTAGATTTTGAGAGTCTATTGTCCCATAATTAGATTTAAATGTTCGGTAACCAGTTAATTTGGTAGTTTTTCCTTTTTTCATATATTTTTTCCATATGCTAATTGTTTATTTTGTTATAATTGTAATCAATTATTATATTTATATCAAACAAGAAAAAAAATTATGTTAATTGTTGAAGTTAAAAATGGGAACATCGAAAAATCTTTAAAAAATTTAAAGGGAAAAATAATTCGTACCAAACAAAATGTTATTTTATTTGACAGAAAAGAATTTGTTAAACCATCGGTTAAAATACGGGAAGGTAAAAAGAAAGCGGTCTATATTCAGAAATTAAAATCTAATAAAGATTAAAGACTTTCGTTAAGTTGTTTTAACTTGTAAAAATTTAATTCTGTAAAAGATTCTGTTTGAATTTTTTCTAAAACTTGATTAATAGTTTTGATTGTATCAGAATCTTTTTCATTATCTTTTTGATTTGTTAATTTTTCAATTACTAAATCTTTAGTTTCATTATAATTCTCAACCAAAGTGTCTTTTGGGGTGTTCAAAATCTTTTTTAATTCTTTTCTTTCAGATTCACTCAAAGTAGAAATAAAGTTTGATATTGTTTTATTAGCAACAGACACCATAGACTTCAAGGGAACTTTAATAATATCTTTTTTTTCTATTTCAGGTTTTTTTAAACTTTCTAAAATTATTTTTTTACTTTTGATTTTGTTTTCTAAAGTTAGAACACTTGTGGAAAATAAATTATCAATTTTTTCATAATTGTTTTCACATTTTTGATGACCAACCCACGCATTTAATTCTCTTAAGTGTAGTGGGTTAACTTTGTTGATCAAATTTTCATACGCAACAATTGATTCATTTATAAATTCATATGCAACGTTTTCTGAAAGTCCTTTTTTATTTGACAACTGATCATATAAGAAAAAAAGTTTTGAGATGTTTTTATTTTTCAAAACCAATTCTTCGAAAATAAAAATATTTTCTTTG